CCGCCGCCGCCGGCGGCGGTGATGATGGTGACGCGGCGGTTCCATAGGATCGCGAGGACTCGCTGACCTCTTTGCGGGGTGCCAATGCAGTCAATTCCAGAAAGGTGGGCATCTGAGCCGTCGAGGCGTATTTGCAGGGGGCTGGTGTTGGTGATGGTGGCCCATTGCAGGGTTGGGGCCAGGGCCACTTTTTCGCTGAGGGTGGCGATGCGGCGCGCAAGCTCTTCCAGGATGCTCATTGCTGCACCTCCCTCAATGTGGTTTTGCACAGGCCGTCAGGAGACAGGGTGTATTTGATGGACTGGACGGTGGCTCGGGTTTGCACGCCCTGGCTGGAAAATTCCACGAGATCGTTTGTCCAGATCGGGACGGGCAAGTGCTCGAGCTCGATTTTCGCGATAGCCGTCTGGGCCTCGAGCAGTTTCTTTTGCGCCAGTTGGGTGATGACTTCTTGGCTGGCTGCTTCCACGCCTGTTTCCGTCTTTGTCACCCATCTGCCCCGGCTGGGGTAGGAGGCGGGCGATGAGGGGTCTGTGTTGCTGGCGACCCCCACGAGCGCGGGCTTATCATTCCCGCCTTGAGAGATGAGGACGACCTTGTTCGGGATGCCTGCAAGGTCTTGTTCCCTGCTCCACTCTGGCAGGTGGATTGATGTCTCACCTTCTTTGAATCGCCAGGATAGGGGGCGCTGAGCGGGTGGGACGTAGGGGCGGATCTGGAAAGCTCCCGCTCCGCTCACGCTCATACTCCAATAGCCAATCGCTTCGAGCACGTCGTTAAAGATCGTCAAGCGCGGGGTTCCGGCGTCCCAGGTCATTGTTGAAGCGAGACGTGCGGGTGAGTCGGTGATGTCGGCTTTCCCCACGGCCTCAAGAGCGGTGGTGACGGAGGTGATCGCCGGGGAGGCGGTTCCCACCTGCGTTGGAGATTCCACGCAGTCCTCGTCCAAGAGGGAGAGCTTGGAAAGAAGCTCAACTTTCCACGAGGCGCCCCCATCCGTATAGGTCTTGGTGGGAGCAGACAGGAGGAACACGCCGAGCGGCCAGGACGCGCCTCCCCGAATCCGGTAAGTGATCCGCACCCGGTCACTCGCCCAGTTGATGTCCTGGCCTAGGTCGAGGAGTTCTAGGCTCCCCGAGGCTTTGAGGCGGGTTGCAGCCGACAAGGTGACTTCCCCGCCAACGACTCCTTTGAGCACGCCCTTTTCCTGCTCGGTTGCGTCAAGGAGCATCACCTCAATGGCGACCTGACGGTGTGCGGTGAAAGAAGAGCTGGAGGGGGTGGTCATTTCTCCACCTCCTCCAACTCCACACTGACCTTCCACATGCCCCCCACTGCGCGGGGCGCGCTCATCGAGGACATCGAACAATAGATCCTTCTGCCCAGCGGGTCCCGGTACAAGAACGGGGCCGGTGTAACGGCCAGGGTTTCTAGGACCTGAATGAGGCGGTAGTCCCTGTCATGCAGGGAAGCACCAAGGGTGATGGTGCGTACCTGGTGGCTTCCGGTTACTTCCACACCTCGGGTGCGTCCCGCGAAGTAATGCACCTTCCGCGTTAAAAGCGAGGGTTTGATGCTGGTTTCAGGGTCATACCTGAGCGGGACAGAGGTGGCGAAGCCTGTGCCGCCGCTAACCCACAGGGCCTTAGAGTCAGCTTCGAGCGCCACCGATGTCGTCGCGGTTGAGGGCGTCGCAGATGTCGCGCTCACACGGTAGATTGTCTTCCCGTTCGAGAGGGCTTCGGGATCTTGCAGCGTGGTGTTTACCGGCAGGTGGTCGGCGATCTTCTCCCAGGTCTTCCCATCGTCAATGCTGCGCTCGACGGCGTTCGAGACAGCTGGGACCGTTTCTGCAACCCCGGTGGGGTTTGTGATCCCAATGGAGGCGGCTCCAGCTGTGTCGTCCCAGCGCACGAGAACCTGGGGTGCTGCGGGCGGCAGGTAGGAGACGGTGAAACGAGAGGTTGCCTCGGCAGAGGAAAGTCCATCCCCAGAAGAAACGGTGACGCGCACGAGGTATGCTCGCCGATCTTCCAAGCGCACGCCAGGATCCCACGATGAGGCCGCTCCTTCTAGGAGGGTGGAGGCGATTGCCTGGCCGGTGGCCTCGTCGATGACCTGGATTGAGGCGCTGCGTTGGCTGCTGCCTTCGGCCTGCGAGTACGACCAGCGGATACGCGTGGAACTCGAGCGGACAACGCTCCCGCCGGAGGGCTCAGCCAGAGAGACAATTGGTGCGTGAGCTACTTTGAAGCCCGTGACAGGAGACCAGGGGGAGGCCCCGGCTTCCTGCCCGGTCT